CGGTAGAAAAAAACATTAAAGGCTTGTAGGGTTACAAATCAGGTTTGGCTTGAGAAACATTTAGTAATTTAGATATGAAAGCAGGTACAAGAGAAAGAGGAATATGGGACCAGCGAGAAGGATCGACAGCAAAGCGTAAGTGAGGGACAAGGGAAGAGTGTTTGAAACAAAAATCCATCACCCAGCGTTGAGCTTCAAGTGCAAGAGGTGGAAGATACTTAAATAATTCATCGCCGTGTTGATGGGCGAAGTGAGCTTCTAAAAAGTAATTATCCAGAATTTTGTCGAGATCACCTCGACTCTCACGATATCGAATCTTGAGAGCCAAAATGATTGGATGACGGACGACCCCGCAGGGGTACATCAGCCATCCACAAAACTCAGGAATGTAGCAGTAAGCGGTTTTACCAATAAGAGAAAAATACTTAGCCAGACGATACCAGAGAGGATGATCAGTGAGAGAACCAAAGAAAAGGGAATCGTCACCAGAATAACAACATGGAAGTGATGGATCTGGAGCATAGCGAAGGGTCATGTATGCCATGTTCCAGAAAGTGTTGAAATCGTAAGTTCCGAATTCACCAGTGAATCGCATAACAGCAGAGGCGCCAAATTGAGTGCGCATGTTGAGTTTGATCCATTGGTAATGATCGATGAGTTCTGATGGGATGCCAGCATAGGACATCATAGCGAGTTCAAACGACAAAGTTTCTTCAGTGCAGGATTGATCGTAAGCACTGAAGTCACAAGAGAAAGTTTGTTCGCCAGTGGAAAATTTTTTCGACCAAGAGTTCATCTCGGCGATAGTTTTGCCACCATGCAAGTAAACATTTTCGGGTAAGGTTTGTTTGACAATCGCACGTAAGTAGCGTGCGACTGGACCTAAATCGAAGATGTTTTTGTCAGGACTCGTCACCAAGGTTTGACCAGCTTTTGCAAGCGGGGCGGCCTCAGTGATATCATCGGAATCATTCCAACGCGCAGCATAAGCTAAGGTTTCAGCTTTAGCTTTGTGTTGGGACTTCACGAAACATTCCATATAGTTCAATTGCCAATCAGGGTCAGATCGGTCAATATTGTTCCATATGGTTTCCAAAGGTTTTTCTAGTTTTCGAGCTTCAGTCTCAGCAATACACCTACAAAACAGTTCAGGGTCAAAAGTGTGTTCAGTAGGAAGTTTGAATTGGGTCGCAAATCTCTCAAAGATTGCGGGACCCAAATGGGAAGCTCGAGCTAGACGTTGAGCATTCTTCTCTGGAGTGGAGAAGCGCAAGCGCTTCTCAACAGCGAGAGGAAGTAAGGTGGGATCTTTACCAGCAGATTGATGAGGAAAGATTGTCTCGAGAGGTTCTCGAGCCAATCTGCCGGCTTTCACGTCATTGAATTGAGCACCCATGATGTTCTTCCAGAACATTTCACGGGACTCCCTACCAGAGGGAGGTTGAGCTTCGGGCCAGAAAGAAGGATCTGTAGTGGGAGGAAGATGAGTACGGACAGGTGATTCAAAAGGAGAAGGTTCTGCGAGAATTGGTTCCAGACAGGACGGTTCCTTGATGAGAGGCATCAAAGCACGGAAGGAAGGGGGAAGTAATTCCAACCGTTGGAAAGTCCAGTCTGAAAGAGTCTCGCCAACTGTGCGTTCGCGACAAGCGGACACATGATCGGGGTTGGTACGATTAAGAATTTGTAATTTAGAAAGATTAGGAAAATGAGAAAATCGTTCAAATGAAATACCTAAACCTAGAACTGCGGAAAAGAAA